CGCGGCTGCGGTGCCGAGCAGACTGGCGGCGAACGCCTCATCGAAGGCCTTGGCGGCGCGATCGAGCGCTTCCTTCGACTTGTTCGCTTCGCGCGTCGTCTTCTCGATGCTATCAGCAGTCGCGACAATCGGCTGCCCTGCGAGTCCGCGGCTCGCCGCCGGGGCATTCTTGGGATCAGTCAGCGCCTTGAAGTAGCGGTCGTACTCCGCGTTCAGCTCGTTGAGCTTCTTTTTCTCTTCGATGATGGCGGACTGCCGTTCGCGGTAGAATCGTGACGACTTTCCGACGGCACTGGCTTCGTCCGTGAGCTGCCTGATGCGCTCACGAATGGCGCTACGACCGTCGGTGAAGCCCTCGCCAGCGGTCCCACGCTCGATTTCCTGTAGGCGCTTGGTGATGGTGGCGAAATCCGCCGCATTCACCAGCCGCTTGATGTCGTCCTCCATCGCCTTCGTGGCCTCGGCAGCCTTCTCCTTTGCCTGGAGAAACAGCGCCACGATGGACGAGGCGACGATCGCGGTACCGGAGACGAGCTTGCCGCCGGGACCGAGCAGATCCGCGAAGTTGCCCACGGCGCTTCCCAGCGCGAGTACGCGAGCAGAGCCTTCAGCCTCCATGGCGTAGAGCGCCTGAGTGATTGAGGCCACGCCTTTGGCCGCTTTCTCAGACTGCTTGACCAGCACGTCGGTCGACCCGGCGACCTTCTGGTTGGCTGTCTCTGCAGCCTTCGTCGTTTCTTGTACCCGTACCTTGACCTTCTCCAACGCCGCGACGGCACCGTTGGCATCACCGGTGATCTGCGCGGAGAACTCCGTAGTACGACTGCTCACGAGGCGCCCTCTCGGCGCTTCGCCTTGGCATTCGCCTCAGCCACGCGCTGCGCTTCAGCGGCTGCGACAGCGGCGGCCATGGCCTCGGGAAAGCTCCACCGACGCATGAGATGGCTCGGGGGGACGCCGTGCTCGCTGGCGTAGCCGCTCAGGAAACCTGAAAGCGACAGACGTGAGCGCTCGGTGCGCTCCTCGTCTGGCATGGCGGCGGCCATGATCGCGACGGCTTCGAAGTGCAGTTTGCGATGCGCCACGAAGATGGCGAGGTAGTCTTCCGGGAGCAGGTGCTCCGTGAACTCCGGTGGATCGATCACCCCCTCGGATGGGAAGGGTAGGCCCACACCCTCCGTCAAGAGAATCCACGCCCACGTGCGGCACGCCATGCCCTGCGTCAGGGCCGTGAGGCCGCGTAGCTCCTCGTCGGGTGCACCCTGCGTGTCAGCGAGCTCAGTGACGAGGCGAGCGACAGGTCGCATGATGGCATCCAAGGAGTCAAGCCACGACAGCGCCCAGGCGCTCTTCGGATAGACCAGTCGATCACCAATCGAAAGCGTGACCGAGACGGGCTGCCGAGCGGCCGCCGCGCGCACCGTGTTTTCGAGCAAGGTGGCGTCTGGGGCCTGGGCGCTGCTCGATGCCTCCAAACGGCCCGCGAATCGCGTCAGCTGCGCGAAACAGGCGATCCACCCGTCGAACCCGATAAGCCCGTTTTCCGGGCCGCCTGGCCACACCGCCGCGAGCTCCTCGGCCGTCGCAAGCTGCTGGCCAAGGAGCTGCTCGCGAAGGGCGTTGCACCGGGTGCGCAACGCCTTCGCGGTGTACTGCCGAGTCGTGCGTCGGCCGTTGGGCCGACGCCGCGAATCCTCGTGCGGTGTGATCACAGGTCGGAGCCGCTTAGGTGTCCGACACCCAAAACACGATGTCCGTGAACTTGACGGACACGCCCCACACCGTCGGGCTGCCCTTGCCGACGAACTGCGCCGAGACATTCACCTCGGGGAAGCAGTTCATGATGTCGGCGTTGAGCGTCTTGCCGGAGACGAGCAGGCCCTTCGCACGGAGGCAGAAGTTCGCCGCGGAGCCGATGGTGCTGCGCCCGATGAGCAGGCGATACGGATCAGCGGTGGTGCCGTTGCCCTTGATCGCGTCCTCATCTGCGCCGTACGCTGTGGCGATGTTGCGCAGCGACGACTCACGCAGCGAGAACGAGAACTGCTGCTCCGGCGTGTCGCCGTCGATGTACGCGATGGCGGCGCGAGAGTTGGCCGCGCCAATGCCTGTCTTCGAGGCGGCCGTCGTGAACGTGCCGCCAGCATCTTCGATGAACCCGAGGTCCTGGCGGGTGACCTTCTTGATCGCCGCGCCGGCCGGCTGGGCGAGCATGAACGGACGCAGCACAGGAATCGGCGCCGACGAACCCGGCTTGGTGCCCAGTTGGTTGAGCTCGAGCCCGCCCGCGCCGTCGACGAAGACGTAGTCGCTGCTGGCGAACGAAGCGAACGCCGTCACGGTCACGGCCGCGGCGTCGGCAGTAATCGGCGCGGAGATCGTGTCCAGCACCGGCGTGGTGGTCGGGATGTAGAACTTCTCAATCGATCGCAGGAACCGGGCAAGCTCGGCTCCGTTGTTGAGGCGCTGGCTCATGGGTCAGGTCTCCGGGGCGCCGAGCGCCCACGTATCTGTGGCGGTAAAGGGGATCACGAGCGCCAATGCGACTTGGCCGGATCCCGGAACGGGTTCCTGTGTCAGCAGCGACAGCTGCGACGGCAGGCTGAAGTACTGTCCTTCGAGCTGCAGGCCATCGGTGCGAAGCGTGCGGAACGCCGTGTTCAGGCAGGACCGAACCGCGCGCATGATGCGGTGTGCGGCGGCCAGAGCGCCCGCATTCTGTCCGTCCGTCGCAACGCCCACGAGGAGCACCACGATGGTGGCCGTGTCTTCCACCGGATCACTCGACATCGGCGATCCGGCGATCTGCAGCTCTTCACCGACGTTGATCTGCAGGGCCCAGAGATCGGGTATGACGCCTTCCACCGGTGCGGCTCGTGCGACCCAGTCTTCATCGACGGCGTTGAACACGGCCACTTCCGGCGGCTCGGCGTCGCTCTCACGCCGCGGGACGAGCACCCGCAACGCATTGACGCCGTTCTCCGAGTCCGCGAGGACCTCCGCCACCCAGCGAGGCAGGGCAGGGGCGATCATGCGCGCTTGACCTGCAGGACGTAGAAGTCGAAGAGCGATGTCGGACGTGCGAGCGGTTGATCAATCACGTACGACACACCGCGCGAGGGGATCGAGACCGTGAGGCCCATCACCGTGGCCAGCCCAGCAAACGCCCCGCGCTTCACCTTGAGTACAAGCCGCTGCGACTGCGTCGTCTGCCCGGCGGTCTCCTGCTCGAGCACGACGTCGTCCAGCAGCCCACGCTTCACGGTGGGCGCTGCGGTGATCTCCAGATCCTCGCCGAAGTCGTCGAGGATCTGGTCTGCGTCACCAGGCTGAAACGGAGAAGGGCTCACGGTCTCGCGTCTGCTTAGGAGGCGTTCAGCACCTTGAGGACACCGCACGCGTTGACGCGGCGCGGTACCACGAGCGGAGCCGACTGCGACATGATCCAGCGCACTGACGGGTCCGGCGTCACCCACGACTTCGGGAAGATCTCCAGCGCCTGCATGCCGGCTTCTTCGTCCTGAATCGCGCCCTGATGTTGCACGCCTTCGATCGCACCGACGCAGAGGGCATGGCCGCCCGCCATCGTATTCGTTTCGGTGCCGTTCGCCGCCGTGAAGAAGCCGGTGTACAGCCAAATGCGATAGCCGCCGTACGCGCCCTTGTACTGCAACCCTTCGGCGACAGGCTCCATCGACATGATTGTGCCGGCGTCGTACTTCGGCAGCTCGAGGTCTCGCTCGACTTTCTTGTTCTTGCGGAACGCCTTCCACGCAGCGGCATCAAGGATTACGTCAAGGATCGGCGCGCCAGCGAGTTCGACTGTCGTCTCCGACAGATCGTCGAGGTTGTCCATCGGGTTCGAAGTGGTCTCCGACCAGCGGTTCCCACCTGTGAGGTTGTTGGCGACCGCGCTCGCCTCAAGCCGGGCACTCCGGCCGAAGTTCACCACGGTGCTCGGGTACTTGTCGCCGACGACTGTCACGCGGCCGCTGAACAGCGCTTCAAACGCCATCGCTTCCTTGCGGCGCATAATGCGGTCCATCTGATCCTGCAGCTCGTTCGCGAGCGCGAGATCGCGGCGCTGCTCCGGGCTCAGACTGCCCCCGATCGCTTCGCCCATGCTGCGACGGAGCGCGCGGTCGGGCGTCCATCGAGCTTTCTCCTTGACGTAGGCCGGGGTGAAGGTCTCGACGCGCTGGCCGCGCATTTCCTTGACGGGTGCTTCGACCAGGGGATGCACGAACGGCGCAAGGAACCGCTGGCCTTCGTCGATGTCGAAGTGGATATACTCGTCCTGCGACTGCGTTGTGGTGCCGAAGAACGCATTCAGCAGGCCGGTGTTCGGCCGCTTGAGGTTTTCGAGAACGCTGAGCAGGGTGTTCGTGGTGAACGGCCCGACGGACCCGACGAACAGCACGGGGGCGATCGGAAGCTCGGTGGCCACCGGCGCCAGCGCCGCCGGGGCAGTGAGGAGCGACAGCAGGCCGACGATGATCGCGAGGACGAGCAGCGGCACCAGCATCAGCAGCGAGAAAGCGCTGAAGAGGTTCGGGAGCGGCGCCGGATAGACCGGCATGGAGGCGCCGAGGGGCGCCCCGTTGAGAGTGGCGCCGAACACGCCGTGGATCTTGCGGAGCAGGATGCGCATGACTGAGTGATCTCCTGTGATGGCCTAGCGACGCTTACGCGTTGCCGACGGGGATGAGGTGAATGCCGCGCGTGCGGAGCACGTCCCGCGCACCCGCGACCGTCAGGCCAGCCCCGATCGACAGCTGGTTTTCGCCGAACTCGCCGCGCTCATAGACGAGCACTTCGGTGGCCGCCGCCGTGGCATCCGCCGCCATCGCGACGATGCCGTGCGGACGGCTTGACCCGTCGGTCGCCGCGGCTGCGCAGCGGAGCACCGCGCCCGTTGCGGCGACGGTGATGGTGAACGCGTCACCGGCGACGAAGTCCGTCGCGCCGTCCGCGATGGTGAACACCACCGGGCCGGTCGCGGGCGTGCCGACATTCACGCGGCCGATGATCACGCCGTCCGGATCTTCAATCGCGAACGTGCCGCCGTTGGCGGCCGGTTCGATGCACACCGCGCGGTAAACACCCGCGCGAGCATTGGTGCCGAGCGAGAGCGTGCCGATCGTGCCGTTGCCGGTGTTGCCGGCCACCGCCGCACCGACCGGCGTGGCGCTGAGCACGAGGCCGACGATGGCGCCCAGCGCCAGCGTGCCGGTGGCGAGGGTGAACTTTCGGGTTTCGACGGGCAGGTAGCCTGCAATCAGCGGAGCGCGCTGCTCCGTCGCGGAGCGGTACGAGGCGAGGGGACTGGTCATGATGGTCTCCGTGTGGGAGCGCGGTTAGCCGCGCGGCTTGCGGGCAACTGCCCGCGGGTTGAACAGCGCCGTGGTGGCGAGGATGCGTTCTGCGTCGCTCAGCCGACCACCGGCGTCCGCGATCGCGCTTACGCCACCGTTCTGTGTGAGATCGGCTTCGTCGCCGGCCAGCTGGCTGAGGCCAGCCGCACGGACACCCGTTACCTTGCCAGTGAGAAGGCGATGCGCGGCGGCTTCGGGAGTGCAGCTCGGATCGTTGACCATGGTGATCAGCGACTCCAGCGACGCCTTCGAAGCCAGCGCCAGAATGCCGGAGATGCGCTTCCGCTCTGCGGTGCGTGCCGCCGTCAGCGCCTTCTGGAATGCCGACGGCTTTGCACGGCGGGCCGTGGTCTCCTCTTCGTCGGCCTGGTCTTCGCTGGCGGTATTCTCTTCATCGTCCGCCACGTCATCGCTGGCGTCGGCGTTCTCCTCATCAGCCGGCCCAGCCGTCGCGACCTCGAGCTCGTCTTCGGCGAGCCACGCATACGCGTCTTCGCCGTCGCCTACACGCACCTGATAGAACGAGCCGTCGCGCACCTCAACGACGGTGCCGATGTCTCCCTCGGCGATGCCAACATCGCGCGTGACGAGTGAACGCACTTCCGCGTTCGCCTCGAACGCAGCCGCTACTGCTGCGGCTCGCTTTGCGCCGATCCGCTTCAGTCGCGGCATGGGCTCCTCTTTGGTTAGTGCGGCACGTGCCGCCGTGGTGTTTTCGCCGCTCTGATCATCTGCAGAGCTGCGCCAAGTGCCGCCCGCCAACTCGGCGTGCAGCGACTCGTAGGTGCCGACGCGATCCGCGAGACCGGCGCTTACCGCACGAGCGCCAACAAGGACCGCGCCTTGGCCAAACCGCGCGTCGACATCGTCGCGGGATACCCCGCGGTACTCCGCCACTGTGTTCAGAAACACATCGGCGATGTCATCGACCATCTGCTGCCACGCACGTCGTCCTTCGTCATCGACCGGTGGACGATTCTTCTCCGGCGTCTGCGAGCTAGTGATGACGATCTCGCGCAGTCCGTAGTTCTCGAGGTACTTCGCGGTGTCCAGATACGCGACCTGTGCACCGAGACAGCCGACAATGGCTGTTTCTGCACAGACGATCTCGTCGCACGCGGACGCGAGCCAATAGGCGGCACTGCACGCGTCTCCCTCGACAAACGCCACGATTGGCTTCTGCCCTCGTGCGGCGCGCAGAATGCGTGCGAGCTCCTGGCATCCGTTGACGTGACCCCCGGGGGAGTCGAGCGTGAGGATCAGTGCCTTGATGCCGGGGTCACTCAACGCCTGTGTGATCTCGTTCGCGAGTACATCGTAGCTGTCGTACCACCACGACAAGAACGAGGAACTGGAGACGAGCGGGCCGTAGATTCGGATCTGCCCAACGCCGTTCCTCGTCGTGAGCCGAAACGAGTACTCGACAGATTCTTCTGTCTCACCGGACACCGCTTCGGTCGTACGCGACACCGATTCCACCGGCGTCGTCATGAAGCGTTCTGCGTCTGCGAGTACGCGCTCAAGGCCAGCGGGAGAGATTCCCCATGGCTGGCCGAGCACCGCTCCTGCCACCTTCTGCCGCTGCACGCGGCGTGCTTGGCGACGTGGTGCTGTGCTATTCCTTGGCATCGGTCTCCTCGGTTGTCCCTTCCGGCGGCGTTTCGTTGTCGTCTGTCGGGACCGTGGCCCCGCGGCCAGCCGTGATGATCTCCGTCGGCGCGAGTCCATCCGCCACACGGCGATTCTTCTCGCGCACGAGCTGCTCGTGCACAGCCTCCCACGACTGCCCTGTGAGCTGCGGCGCCTCCAACGCTCGAGTAGAGAACCCGGCGTCGACGCGTAGAATCGCGGCGTTCACTTCCTTGAGCGGATCGAGCTGCGTTACAGTCGGGCCGGCCCACATCGCACCGAGGTAAGCCATGCGCGTCATCGGATCTTCGAGGAAGCCCGGCGCCACGAGAAGACCGCGCTGCACGGCTTCCCAGATGATCCACTCGTAGATCGGCTGACAGAACGTCTCAACGAGCCAGTCTTGCTGCGCATCGAATGCGCGCCACGCTTCCTGCAATGCGGCGCGAGACGCCGAATAGGACGAGTTGAATTGCTTCAGGAGCAGCTCGCGCGGGATGCCGAGCGCGACGCCCATGAACGTCGAAATGGAGCTCACGAAGGGATCGAACTGCGCGTTCGGCCGCCCGGGGTTCGCGATGCTGATGTCGTCACCCGCCGGCAGTTCAACGACCGCACCTTGTCCGAGCTTCACATTGTCGCCGGCGCCGATCGGCAGCGTGTCGGCGTCCTCAAGATCCGCCAGACTCTTGCCGTCTTCGACGCTACCGGTGCGCTTGATGAATACGGTGAAGAACGAGGCGATCACCGCTGCAGCAAGCTCGGAGTCAGTGAAGCGATCCAGCTGCTTCAGCTGACGAATGACCGGTGCGAGATACGGCACACCACGCGTCTGATTCACACGCTGCTGCTCGATGATGTGCAACACCATCGGCAGGCCGCTGCGCGACCCATAGGCCGGCACGAAGTCGTACTTCGGGAATCCCTGCCCGAAGCCGGCTTCGCTTGGATGGTGACTCGCGATGTAGAAGCCGGTGGCCGCGCCGTACTGATCCAGAACGATCCCGTCGCGGAGCGTTGGGGTGTTCATGTGCCCCGTCGGATTGCCGACACGATCCGCCTCAAGCAGCTGAATCTTCAGCGCGAGGACATCACCCGCCCGAGGTACATATCGGCGCAAGGCGAACGCATCGCCGCCAGAGAGGACGGAGCGGAGGGCCAGTCGCTGCATCTGCGGGAAGGAGTTCCTTCCGGCGACGTCGAATCGCTTGGAGTAGGCAACCGCCTTTACGATGCGCATCGCATCGCGCTGCCATGCAGACGCTTCCTGCTCTGTCAGGCCGAGATAGTCTCGGTCGATCTGCGGCGTGGGGAGGAGGCCTCCCCCGACCACGTTGTCCAGCCGAGTGAGAAGAGCGCCCGTCGCCAAGGGCGCATTGCGCTCGAGGTCTCGGGTGCGTGCCCTGAGCGCTGGCAGGTCACCGAGGATGTCTTGATCCGGGGATCCCAACCCGGGCAGCCACGCCATCAGCTCGCGGACATCAGTGCGGGCGCCCTCGTAGCCACCGCGGCCGAAGAATGCCCGTGCTTTCGGCTTCTTCGCCTGCTGCAGGCGAGGCAGTGCAGCGCGGGTGTGGCGCTTCACCGGTGGACCACGCCGTAAATGCGAGTGCGCGTGCCGCGAACCAGGCGAGCCAGCTCGTCGGCGTAGTCCTTCTCCAGCTCGCGAAGGCTCTTGAGATCCGCACGAGTCATCGCGCGACCTTCGGCGGAATACGCCTGGCCACCGGAGACGATGCGGCGGATGGCATCTCGAACGGACGCAACGTCCGTTTCGAGTTCTGCGATGCGGGCTGCGCGAGTAGTGGTCACACGCGCACACTAGGAACGCAACCAGACTTACGCCTTCTGACTGGTTGTCGTTTTTACAACACCCCCCTTAAAAGGGGGCAAAAACCGTCGGTCGCTTTATAGATGGGATTGGCACGAGTTTCCGAAGTGTTGTCGTTTTCACAACACCCCCCTGCTCACGACTCGCGGACGTACGCGCCGCCCCGCTCCAGAGAGCTGCGAATCATCCACGGAACTGTCCGAATCGTCACTTCGGGCACACTCATGGCGCGAGAGGGGAACCCTGAGAAGCGCAGGGCCACCGTGCTGCGCGGTGCGGCAGAGGTATCCCTGCTCGACGAGACTAGTGAGTGCCCGCGAGACGGCAGCTCGATCAAGGTCCAAGTGCTGCTCGATGACCAGCAGTTTCAGGACACGCGCTTCGACGACGTCGAGATACTCGATGGCCGCCCGAAAGACCTGCAGCTCGCGCGGGCTCACCTTCGTATCGCTCAGAATCTGACGAAAGATCGGGATCTCGAACTGCATCAGTACACGCCCTTCGAGACGACACGAGGGCGGGTGCGTGAGCGAGGCGGTGCTTGTGACGCGGTGACGGCATGAGGAGGACTGGTCAGCACACTGACCACCTCTGCCGATTCCGCCGCTGCGAGTTTTGCGAGATCCTGCAGAACACGGCTGCCTAGCGAGACTAGAGCCGCATACGCGTACACCGTGGTGTCTAGTACTTCGTTGGCAAGATCCTTCGCCTTCTTTCGCCATACGCGAATCGGGCGCCGATTCCGGTACTCTGTCTTCAGCTCCTCTGCCGTGAGCTGCAGGAAGAACGCGGCATCGAGCCCCGCCGGGAAGTTCACGAATTCGGGGCCGCGCTCCTTTACGATCAGCCGTCCGAAGAACATGTCCTTTACCGTGTCGATGCCGACGATTCGGGAGCGGATGTTCTTGCCGCTCCGACGTCGCGTCTCCTTCGGTGGATCTGCGATCACCGGTCGCCCGCGGCCTTCCTTACCCTGAATCGGGATCACCTTCGCGCCGTTTGGGCCCACGAAGCGTCGTGCGAAGCGATGCACGTGTCCGGTCTGGTACTTCGCATCGATGCACGTGGCCGCGATATAGCGAGATCTTCCCGCCTCGTCGGTGAAGCCTTGCTGTAGGTACGCGCTGACCTCGCGCCACGTCTTCTCGAGCGCTGGGTCGCCTTCGATGATCTTCCAATCGATGACCCATGACTGCTCGCCGGCGCCGAATCCCCAGACGGTGAGGTGCACGCTGTCACCTTGCACGTCGCCGCCACAGGTGAGAAGACGGACGCCCTTCGGGACCTGAGCGCGGTACACCTCTGCACGCTGCTGCAGGAAGCTCGAGCTGACCGCCGAAGACTTCTCAGCATAAGGCAGTCCGCAGATGTTGTTGACGAAGGTGCGCATCTTCGCCGGCGAGCGCACCGCTCTGGAGAAGCGCTGGGCGATACGCGTCCACGAGATCAGCGGCGAGATGAACGCGGGAATGTGAAATCCCTCAGCAAGCCGACCGGCATGACGCGGCCGCCATTCACCTTTCGCGAGCATTCTGCTCTTCTCCCACTCGCTGATCAGGCATGCGCATTCCTCGCAGACGTACGACACCGTACCGGGTACCACCTCGCCAGCGGAGTCCTTGTCCCAAACAAAACGTGCGTCGCCGCTGCTGTTGTCGTCTCCATCCTCCATACCGTCTCGCCAGCGCAGCACCTGCTCGTGCTCGCAGTGAGGGCAGGGCATGTACCAGTCGTTCCATGTCGATCGAGTCAGCTCGTCGTAGATGCGAGAAGAGCCGGACACCGTCGGCGTTGATTCGAAGTACTCCTTGTAGTCCCAGAACGTCTCACCACGCGAGCGCGCGAGTTCGATGGGATCACCATCCTCGCTGAGCTCTGCGATGATGTTGTCCACCTCTGAGAACCAGATGCGCGCTGCAGAGATCGATCGGAGGTCCGACGAGGAGCGGGCCGTCAGGAGGTCCAGCGTACCGTTGGGGAACTCCTTGTGCGCGATCGCGTCATTTGAGTCACGCAGGCCAGACCGATCGAACAGTCGTGCCAGCCGGGGTGTCTCATCGATCATGGGATCGAGACGCGTCATGGACCACCTGCGGAGCAGCTTCTCTGTAGGCCATACCGACAGCATCGGCGCCGGCGCCTCGTCCATGGTCCAGCCCACCCAGTTCTCGCCGATGGTGGTACCGGCAACCTGGGCGCCCTTCATCACAACAACGGTTTGAATCCGCGGGTCTGTAAGCGCGTCCATGATCCCCTTCAGGTAGGGGATGCGGTCGTTCCGGAACCGTCCGCCCTCGGAGCTGCTCGAGCTGGGCAGCACGCGATGCTCTTCAGCCCACGCCGCGATTGAGAGCGGCGTGCGCGGTGCGTATGCCGTCGCCGCCTCACGCTGAACATCGGCGAGCAGCTCCGAGACGCTGGTCTCGTAGGACAGTGCCGGAAGAGCCGTCATACCGAGGCCTCGAGCTCAGACTGCTCTGCCGTCTCCGTGATGGCGCGCCATGCCTCGGGTAGCCGCAGATCCTTGATCTGATCTTCCGCGATCTCGGAAGCGGCCTGCACGGCCGCCGCGGTGTCCGGCAGTGAGACCAGCCGGTGAGCAAACCGACGCGGCCCTTGGCGCAACACGTTTGCGAGCTGCGTGTGCAGTGATCGGATCACGCTGACTGCTGCACGACGCTCAACGAGCTCGCTGCGCTCCTTCCGAAGCTTCAGCTCCTTCAGCTCGATGTCGGCCAGCTGCTCCCGTTCGTAGAGCTTTTCGGGTTTGTCCTCCTTTTGCGCGAGCACAGTCTCTCTCCACCACGCGATGAACTTCGGCGCATCGAATTCAGCGGAGACGCCCGGGCGCCCGCGCGATTCGCACGGGGCGCCCTGGTCTACCCACTTGGCAATCGTTGGGCGAGTTACGCCAAGCAACGACGCCATTTCCCCGGCATTCACCCGCAGGCGGTTTTGTCCGCCCGAAGTGGTGCCAGATGCAGCGGGTTCGGCTGGTTGCTTTCCTTTCGCCACGCGGATTACAGAGAGGAAACGGGGAAACAAAACAAAAGTGAGAATATTCCGCGCCGATCACATAGACACTGATCTCGGTCTGCGGCTGCCCGATGGGTGCCCCCCCGGCGGGAGGACCCGCGAGTGGGACGAGACGCGCGGGCGTGGCACGGTTTGTGGCGCGAGGTCACGCGCGGCTCGGGAGCTGCGGCACGAGCTGGTGATCGACCGCGTGCTGCAGTTCGTCGAGAATGTGCATGAGGTCTGCGCGTTCGCCGGCACTGAGCTTCAGCAGCGGGGCGTGCTTGAGCGTGTCTCTCCAGCGTCGCGCCTTGCCAGTCACCATTCGCGCCTCTTCTTTCGTGTTGATCATCGGCTATGCGTTGTTGTGAGTGAGAGACTGCGTGCGCGTATCGAGCTGACCCATGGCTGCGGCTCCCATCCATCGTCCTCGAGGGGCGGAGTAGGCACGCGTAACAACCGCTGCCCACGTTCGTCGAACCTCTCCGCCTTCCCCTGACGCTCCAGTCTCAGCACCGCCCATTTGATGGATTTCCATGGGCGGCCCGTGAGCTCCGACAGATCGCTCATTGACGTGGCACCACGCTCCTCGAGCACCTGAAGGACCAGCTGCGTGACCTGCAGGCGCGTGACGGCTTCCACGCCCTCCGTAAGCAATCGATCCGTGGGATACCAGTACGCCGTGCGCTTACTGCCCGTCTGTGCCGTTGGCGGACCAAACTCGCGACGCAACAGTCCACGACGGGCTAAGTCGCTGCAGAACGCCGACAGCGGCTGTACCGCTATCTCCTCGCTCATGTGCGCGGCGATGCGCGATGTTGGTAAACCCGGACGCTTGAGCACGTGAGTCAGGATCTGTACGGTAACGGTCTGCGACGGCTTCATCATAGCTCATCCTGCTGCAGTGCATTCGAAGCCACGTGCCGAGCTTTCTGTCGGAGCTTCCGTAGCTGATCGCGTGACTTCTCGTCCAACGTGCCGAGTGTCACTGCGATCTCGTGGATGTTCATCGCCTTCCGCAAGAGCACCGCGGCGCGTTCAATCTCCTGCACCAGCTTTCGATCTGCTTTCGCCTGCAGCTGATCTGCCGGATGGATGGAGTCCAGTGACAGCGTCTCAGACACGGCGCACCTCTGGCGTGAAGGACACCACCCACACCCACGGATTCGCGTCCCAGCCAAAGCCACGTGAGGCGTTGAGCGAGTCCCAGAGCCGCCAGTAACAGATACGCGGTGTGAAGAAGTCGCTCGGCTGCTTTGGCTGCCGTGCGATGTAGTTAGTCTCAGCGCCGTCCAAGCGGCTCTGCCACCGCACACCCTCGGCTCCTACGTCGGAATCACTGATGTTCTGCAACCGCTCCACGCGCACGTCGGTGATTTCGAGCGTGAGGCGTGAGGCCCAGCGCGGCACGTGGATGGACGGGCGAAACGCGTAGCCTGGGTACTCGCTCCCTTGGTACGTCAGCTCGTGGTCGAGCGGCCGCTCGTAGCGGACCTTCTGGCCGAACGACATAGCGAATGTCCACCGCTGGCGACCACTCTTCGTAAAACCGTCCTTCCACCACTGTCCGTAGAGCCATGCGCTTTCCCGCACCCACAGCCGGTCGCCAGGTACGCCGTACGGGCACGTACTCAGTTCCGGTGCGGCGTCCGTAGCAAGGCGAGCTACGCGCACCCCGCAGACACTGTGCATAGCAACCCGCCGCGTCTGCGTCTTCGAGCCGTCGAGTAGCGCCCGCATCATCGGGCCGCTGAACAGAATGGGGCGCTCACGCATCGCTCGCGCCTCCGGTGAGGGCGGGTTCCTGATCCATTCCCCACTGGAGACGCGCTGCTAGCCACGCCAAGTCATCGCGCTCCTCGTCAGCTAAGACACGGCCACCGATGGCGATTCGGCGCAGCACAGCTACACAGGACGGCAGAATCCCGTTCGGTGCGCACACTTCAGCGAACCGAACGCCACTCCCCCCCGCCTCGGCGCGGGCTTCCAGTGCGCGGACCGCTTCGCATAGCTCCACCACATCTGCCGCCGACACGTTGCCGATGATCTTCACGTCGGGTTCCCACGCATACGCGCACCGCTCTACCTCGGCGGTAATTCGCTTTACTCGCTCACGGTTCACGGCTGCTGGCCTCGGTGGAAGGCGGCGATCTCCTGCTCGTGTGCAAGCACCAGAATTCGAAGACGCTCCGGAACGCTACCCGCTTCCTCGGGAATACCGGCACGATCAAGAATCTGCGAGACCAGCTCCAGTTCGACGGCCGTATCTTCGAGGTAACGCGCCTCATCGAGCAGGACACGCACGTTCTCGCGCGTGGTTGCGCGGTACCCTGCTCGGATGTACGAGTGCATCCGCTTCAAGTCCCACTTGGAGAGGGGGACTTCCTTGTCGCCTTCGCCGGTGATCAGGCGAAGTTGCGTCTCCCTGTACAGCTGAGCCTCTCGGTAGCGGAGTTCGTTGCTCATGGCTTCACCTTCCGTCCTTTGATACCAGCAAGCTTGCGGCATCGTGAACAGGTTGCCGTTTCGGGGACAAGGGTCCATGACTGACCGCGCTGCAGATTGATAGCCTTCGGCTTCTTGTAACAAAGAGCGGAGACTTCACCTTCGTCGTTCATCTTCGACGCGATGTGGTAGACCTTGTGATCGTAGTAGGGGTCAGCCTTCCGCATCGTGCACCTCGCTGGCATCTGGCGTCGGCGACTCATGGCTGGGGGTGTAGTTCATGCGACCCGCCTTGCGCTCGTTCTCCAGATACTCTGGCGTGACCTTTAACACGCTGCCTTTGAACGACGGCGTAACCGGCTTGGTGAAGTCGATAGGCTGTGCGGCACCATCCGTTTCGTCGTGAAGGCCGGATAGCGGGAGGCCGTAAGGCTGCTGTAGCTTGGCGAGTTTTGAGCGCGAGTTGAATTCAACCATTGAACACAGGCGCCGATACTCGGCGGCAAACCTCTCTGCGTTACCTTCGTCATCCGATTCAAACGCATGCAGGGTCGAGAGGACTTGCTCGCTTAGGGCAACATGCGCACGTGAGGCCCGATCAAACTGCGTCCGAAGGAACGAGTCGTAGCGATCCTCCTGCGCGACGGGGTTGGTCGCCATCGCACGATACGCGTACATGGCGGCACGCCACAGCTTTGGCGCGTGCCACGACGGATTGCTGATGACAGTTCGTGGTGGGTAGTTGCCTTCGACGTACTCCAAAAACATCGGCGGCATTGGCGCGTTAACGAACACCTCCGTCTGCAGCTCTGCCTGCTTTGTGTCGAGGGTCGTGATGGCATGCTCACGCGTCACCGCGAAGCACTCCGCGAGGCCTCGATGCGTCGCGCGATACTGCGACATCGGATGTGTCTCCGTTGCCGGTAGTCCGCACCGTGTGCAGACCACCGCTGTTGCTTCCGTCTTACTGTCCATAATTTGTCTCCGCTTCCACACGGGGAAGAACTAGGGTTCGAAGTTTGGTCTCGTATCGGTCGACTACGCGAAAGGCCGCCTTCTCCGCCGCGCTGTTCGGCTGGCTGTCCACGAGTCGCATCCAGTCATCCATGGCGCGCAGGTAGGTGATGACCGTCTTTTCCAACGGCGTGCTGCCGTGTCCGTCTGGTTCGTTTCGCGCGAGTGCTTCCACGCAGTGCTTTGCCCGACGAATCGCGCCACCGATCACGAGGTCAGGGTCGTGGTCTTCGCGCGCCGGGATGGACATCATCCATTCCCGTTCGCCGCTGCAGAGCGCTGCCACCATGTCGAGGGCGGCGTCGAGCGCGCCCAAGGTTTCCGAGGCTCGGCTGCTCACCGCGCCGTCCGCATCGCGAAGTCGTAGAAGCCGACGTAGTTCGCGCGCAGCTGTTCCTCGAGGCCACGGTTGAACGTGCCCGCGAGATCGAGGCGCTTCGGGAGCGTGATCCTCGTACGGAAGAACCAGACCGCGTCGTACTCGCTGGTCTTGCCAACCTGCCGCCGTTCGAAGATGCCGACGTTTTCTTTGACGAAGTAAAACCGCGTGTTCTTCCGGAAGCCGCCGCGCTTCTTGGCTCCGCCTTTGTACTGATTGGCGAACTCGTTGCCGCCGGCAATCGCCCGACGCGTCGTCAGACCAATGGCGGCCGGGTAGAGACTCCGCGCAACGCCCTTGGTGGCGCTGCGGAGCCCAGGTGCTGGGATCGTGAAGCCTCCGACCGCCAGCTCATTCCGCTGCGTGCGATACAACGCGCTCGAGCTGGCCGATCCGCCGTCGTCCTGACGGAGAATCAAGGCACCGAAGCGCTTGAAGAGATCCGTCCGGGCCGCGACACCACCACCGATGATGCGCAGGGTGGCGTTCGGCTGGCCGCGCCGCGTGTCGGCTCGGTCCTCGCGCGCAAACCGTACGGCCCGACGAAACTGCGTCCGCGCCGACGCCTGGCGAATCGTCAGGTTGGTGGAGATGTGATCCTGAATGAGCTGCTGCCGCTCCTCGATCGTGCGATTCTTTGCAAGGTCGAAGGCAAAGACGTGCTGCTTCTGCTGGTTGGTGATGTCACGGAGGATCGGGCGCTCATCGAACTTGACGCGAAACATCAGGCGTCCCTCCGAATCCAGAGATCCACCCCGCGCTGCTCGCGGTGCACTGTCTGCGTGGGCAGGCAGAGCAGCTGGAGATGCGCCGGCGAGTCATCCGCCACGAAGCCTTCTTGCACCAGCACATCGACCGGCCACTTCATGGAGCTGCAGAGCTCCACCATGTCGCGCAGTGACCACAGCCGGAACTCGATGCGGACGATGCTCCACTGCTCCCACGGCGTGGCGGGCCGACGCCAGCCGGCCGCGTCGAGGGCAGCGCGCGCACTGCTTTGGTATTCCTGCTGCTCGAGGTAGTAGAGCGGCATGGCCTTCTTCAGGTACGTCTTGCCGAACTTCCGTGTACGCCGCTTTGCGAGTTCGATCATGGCGTTGAAGGCCGGCGGCTCGGGCAGGGTGACGCGCACGACGGCGCCCACTTCCACCTCGGGCTGTGTAAGGCGCTCGTATGGCGACGAGGCCGTGCGGTAGCTGCGTGTGTGCATCAGGCGGGTCTCTTGGTCTTGGCGAGACGATCGCTCTCGCGCACGATGCCGATGGCGATGTCAAAGTCTTCGTTGCTGACGCGCCCCTCGCGCACGGCCTGTGAGGCGGCACCTGGCGCCGCATCGCGGATAAGCACACCCCAGACCTCTTCGGCCAGTTCGCGGCTGCCAAGCGATCGAATAGCCCGGACCGTGAGCTCGTGGATACGTCCCGGAAGGGTCTTCGGTCGTTGCTCTGTCAGGGTCAGCGGCGGTCGGAAATACTCGAAGTCCACGTTGCGCGCATATCGGCCAAACGCCGCGATCGTCGGAATGCGCGTCCGTCCCTTTTCGTCGAGCAGCTCCTCGTCACGCAGCCACCGACTAGCCGCATCGATGATGGCGTCGAGCGATACCCCTATCAGCTTGCCGGCCCACTCGTCGATGTAGGCCAGCTCGGCCTTTGCCGGATCATCTGACGCATTGGGCTGCAGGGAGCCTTTGGGCAGATGGGTGCGGAACTTCTCGATGGCCACCTTGGTGGCGTTGTGGAGCGGCCAGCTGATCTTCACCTGCGGTCCGGAGTCGCTCATGCGATTGCCCTCACGTAGTCGATGCCGCGGCGCTCGCACTCCGCGATGGCCTCGGAATCCCCGTCGCGCGCAAAGGCGACGAGGGCGTGCTGCTCGATCTCGGCACTGCTCGCTGTGTTGGCCTTGGGCGCGACGCCGGCGCGCGTGCCGTATTGCACCTCTGGCGCCTTCCGCGTCCGCTCAGCCCGCTCAACAAACGTCAGCAGCTGTGCCGGCGAGATGGACTGACCGGGCGGGTTCGTGTCGAGCATCTCGTCGATGCCTTGGACGACGGCCTCCCACGTGACGGGGCGTCCGCCGCTCGCGCCAAGCCCGTTGGTCCAGCCCTCAATGCGCCGCACCCAGTTCACGATGCGGTCTGGGAGTATCCGCTGCTCGTCGAGAAATCGTCCCACCGCGCGGCGTCCCTCGTCGTGCGGGATCAGCGCGATCTGGGAGTCGAGGCTTGGCGCCGAGGCCCGCATCCGCTGGCGGTACTGCGTGAGCGACTCGCCTTCGAGTACGGCTTCGCTGGTTTCCGGAGCGTGAGCGACGACCGCCATCGGCGGCGGGGCGGCGTGGGAAGATCCCTCCCCGTCAGGGGAGGGAGATGGGTATTCAGTTCCAGACACAGATACAGATACAGATACAGAGCTACCGTTTGGCTGCTCTGCGGCTACCTGTCCGGCTACCTCTGGCGGGTAGCCACTGCTAGCGATTGGCTTACCCGTGGCCTCCTCAGCGGCTACGTCGTCGCCATCGGTTCGGCTACGCTCTTTGCTACGCTCAGCCTTCGCCTTTCCTCCCGCTGCGCCCTTGATCTTCTGCTGATAGATGAAGGCTGCGCGCTCCTCACGGACGGCCTCGAGGGTCGGGTTTACTCGGCCTGACCGATCAGCCGTGAGCACGAACAGCGGCTCGAGCTTCAGCCATGCCTTGGCCCACTGCGCCGGCGTGAGCTTGGTCAGCAGGCGCAGCTCCTTGGGATCGGCAGGAAGCTTCTCCGACAGCCACTGGTGACCAAGCAGCCGGATGTATGTGCCTTCCACCTCGGCCGACATGGTGGTCACCTGAATCGAGGCGAACCACGTGCCTGGGTAGAACTGAAAGGCCGGCTGACGCTTCGGGGTAGGCATCAGCGTGCACTCCGCTTCGGCAGGCCGTACTGCTTGGCAAAGGCGGGGCCGCAGCGCGCGCAGAGGTACCGGACCCGGACGGCCGGAGTATCCGCGGCTGATTCAACGCGCGCATAGTACTCGCCGCGGATGGCCCCGCCACGCACGTTCGCGGGTGAGAGGCACTCGCGGCCGGCCGCGCAGCCCACGCGGTGTTCGTCGGACATCATGTGCCGAGGCCCTTCAGGGCAGTCGGCGTCGTCCCGATGATACAGGGCGACCGAGACTTGGCTGCGGCCCATCAGCGGCCGTCCTCATCGATGGCGTTGGCGAACGCCCACACGGCCACGAAGATGGCCGCGAACGTCAGGAGCAACACCACGGGGTGGTAGGCGCGGAACGCGGAGACCACGTAGTCAACCACGGAACACCTCCACCGCTTTCAGCACGAGGGCCACGGTGCAGAGCAGGAGGAACCACGCGGAGAGGATCGCCACGACGAGATAGCCATAGCCGTTCCGGTCTCCAGCGGTGGCCCGTTCACGGGCGATGGCCTCGTCGACGAGGCGCTGATCGGAGTGGCTCACGCCATCCTCCGAGCTGCACGTGTGCCCCGGTTTGTGTCCCGCTTTCCGTTCTGGGAGGGGGTCCCGCTCAGAGGGGAGCGCACCCGATTACGATCCGGGTGCGTTTTTGCGCTGTCAGAGGGGGAATCGGTTGCTGAGGCTCCAGCCACCGGGATGGGGTTCAGGGGGTCGCGGGTTCGAATCCCGCCGTCCCGACTGGTAGAAGCGACCATCTGACAAGCACTTGCACGACGCTGCGTCAGACGGTCCTGAGAGCAAGTCCGACGCAAATTCTGACGCAGTGGACCGGAGCACCCTCTTACACCGGTCGCAGATAGCACAAACGGCCACCCTGTGCGGGTGGCCGTTTGTCGTTGTGAAAGTCCGGCATGCAGCGGGGAACACGGGCGCCAAGATCAGGGCACCGGCCGACGCGGCACCCCGGTCTTCGGGAACTCGGTGCGCGCGTACTCGACGAGCTCCGCCATCGCCTCCAGCGTGCGTAGATCGGAGGAGTTAAGGTACACGCGCGACCGCGTGCTGCCGCCATCGGCCGTGATCGGCTTGGTGTGGTCCCACAGCCGGTCCAACAGCCGCGAATCGTTCGTCCAGCGATCATACACATCGGCGAACCCGCGGCGCCACCCGCGAAGGGCCCGTCCCTCCTCGTGGTCGACCCCGAGGGCGCGCTCCAGCTGCTCGTTCCAATCGGCCAAAGTCCGCTTGTTCGCGGGCTTGAGCTTTGCGGCCGGCTTGGCGCGCCCGCGCGCCAAGCGTCCTTCGGGGAACAACGGGTACGTCGGCGGCGTCGTGACCCGGACGCCCGCGTCCCGGCGCTTCCGCACCTCCTGCAGCGTCTCGCGATACGCGCGCTCCAGATCGGCGAGGTAGCCGAATCGCAACTCGAAACCAATCGCGCGCTCCTGCGACGGCGCGAGCATCTGCAGTGCCGCGACCTTGGTGCCAAGCGTACGCTCATCGAGTCCGAGACGGCCCTCATCGTCGATGACGATGAGGTGATGGCGCCAGCACATCAGCATCTGTTCGGAACGGCGCTCGACGCCCAGCCACAGCAGCAGTCGATAGCGGGGGTCCACCTCCGGCAGCCGCGCGGTGGGATGCGCCACGAGTTGGGTGCCATCCCACTGGTGCCCGACCAGAAAGGCGTAGTCGGCGCCGTTGTCGAGGTACCGCGCTTCAAAGTCCGCGTAAACCGTGTGCAAGAGGTTCTGGAGGTACGCCGACGCATCGGCTGCGAGCGGGCGCCAGTTGATAGCCACGCGACCGGCCCCGCCGGTATCGATGCCGATGTGTACCAGCCCGTTGACGATGCGAATCAGACGACGGGTCACGCGATAGGCCGCGTCCGCGCTCGAGACGATGGCGATGAGCGTTTGCATTTCAAAGCGCGGATCGCTCAAGAGACGCATGAGCGCGAGACACGTGGGTTGGGGGTAGCGCCCCCGATTCGGCCGCACGGCGGGCTCCACAATGCCGTGCAGACGCCGCGTATTGATGAGTTGTTGGTTGAGATCTTCGTCCAGCGAGAGGCCGCCGACCGGACGGAAGCGGGCGTCCTTCTTCGCGGCATAGTTGCACATCGCCCGCACGAGGAGGGCGCACAACACCGGCCACCGCGATGCGGACTGCGCCAGCGCGGCCGCCCCTTCGGCGGCCCCCTTCCCGGAGAGACCGCAGCATGCGGTATACGCCGCGTGCGTAGCGCTCTTGGCTGCCTTGAGATCACCCGCCATGACGGCGGCGTTCGCCGCACCAAGCAGGCGGCCCCATTCGTCGACGGTCACGCCGGCGGCCGTGCGCAACATGGCGGAGAGCGCGATGAGGGTGAGGTGCTGACTGCTGAACTCCGTCAGCGGAAGTCTGAGTGGCACCACCGCGGCGGCTTCGCGCATGGCGCGCAGCCACTCCTTGTCCTGCTCGCTCGAATCCGTCCGCGCCGGGGCCGTGTCCTTATCGGTCGCGTAGTCGAGCACGTCCATCATGGTCGGCACCGGTTCGGTGCGGAGGGTCAACTGCGTCATCACGAGTTCTTCTCCAAGGCGGAGCGCCTCGCGAATCGCGAGACGGTCAGGTCGGTGCCGCGCGTCGCGGAGCGACACCGTGAGGGTGAGGCGCTGATACCGGCGCCCTTCGGCGTCCCAGACACGGACCTGCGGATAGCGGCCGCGTGGAACCTCCTCGACGACATAGCGACGGCCGTCGGGAGCGTAGGCGGAAAAACGGAGTAAGCGACGAGGACGAGGCATGCGCGCAGAGGGGCGGCTGGTGGGCGTCGCACCGCGGCAGGCCCGGGGTGCATCGGCCTCATGGGATCGCCATTACAGCGGCGAACAGCCTCGAGCCGACCGCGCAGAGTCCGTCGTAGTCGTCGGGGGGCTCAGGGGCTCTCGGCGCAGCCGCCTGCTCGCCCGGGTCGGCCATCAGGCCCCCTTCTGCGCCGAGCGCCACCGCGGCCGCGTGGCGCGCTGTCGGGGACGGCAAAGCGTTTAACTCCTGCGCGGAGGCCGGGCGCCCTGGGGGCGTCGCCGACGCCTCCATCTCAACGTGGGCGTCGGGTGATTGCTCGGCCGGCCCGCTCGCGGGCAGCGGTGCGACGGGTGCCGGTGCGCTGGCCGTCGGGGACTCGTCGCGTGCGCGGGCGCGGGCCAGCGTCTCGCGGTCGCGTGCCCACCACGACTCGCACGCCTCGGAAGCCAGCCCCCGCAGCGACGTGTCCTCTTGCCGGCGGGCGGGATACGCCGAGTTGTCCATCGGCTGCCCAGACTCGGCACCTGTGCGGGGCATCGCGGATACCGGCGGCAGGGCCTCAAGCCGCGCGCTCACCACAAGCAGTACAGACTGGATCAGCGTCGCCGCGCTCCTTGAGGGCGCCCGCTCGCGAAAGTGCTCCGCCACGCCGTCCACGACCGCCAGCACGTGCGTGAGGGGGAGCGAAACCTCGTCGAGGGGCACGGTGGTGAACCGTCGGGCGGCATGCGGGGCAAATGCGTTCGTCATGCAGGGCAGGCTACGAGTCGCCTGCGGCCCTGTTTACAATGGAACACTAGTTGGTCAATTTCCGACCTGAGCCAATGCCGCGACTTCCCCTCTCCCCCGCCGATACGTACCGCCGACAAGACGACGCCTTGCGCCTTCTGGACCTTGGCCACGGTGTTCGCGCCGTCGCGCGGACGCTCGGGTGTTCCCCGGCGTCAGTCGTTCGGTGGCGAGATGCGTATGCCGCCGCCAAGGCGGCTGGCGAGACCTCCCTCCCGCGCCGCTGGGACGTCCACGGGACGGCGGGGGCGCGGTGGGAGGCGACCGCCTCGCAACGTCGCCGTTACGCTGCCCGCCGCGAGGGTAATCGCGAATGGCAACGGTGGGATTCATCTGAGGGCCTCGCTGACACGTCGCTCGACCGTTCTCAGCATCCCCAACTCGCCCAGTGGCGACGTGCCTTTCTAACTAACCCTGCACCATGGGACGAGAATCCAACGCGGGTCAATCGCGCGCGCGCGAAGCTATCGATGGACGCGCATCGCGTAACGGGGGGCGCTGCGTCTCATTGGACGTCGGACGCACTGCACTTGTTGTTCGGTGTCGACTCTTTCGACTACGTGCCGGTTGAGCTCTTTCCCACAGTCGAGGAGCAGGCGCACGTGGTGCGCACACTGTTGGAACGGTCTGCACGCGACGCGGGGTTCGTGCAGGACAGCGATGGGGTCTGGCACCTACCGTCGTAATGCCCTTGGGCGCGGGGACAGGCGGCGCGCTCACAGGGAGAAAACAACGAGCCCCTGCCAGCGAGCGCCGGCAGGGGCACTACGACGATTCGGCGTGCTAGGCGGCCATCGAAACCGCCGTGTTCACCCCCGCCGCTTCCGCAGCGATGCGCACCGCGACCGCATGTGCGCGGTCAGTGGCTCGCCGATGCAGGCGCTTGGTCGCCAATACGGTGAGCTCCATCATTTCGGCGGTCGCCACCCACGAACCCTGGGAACCTTGCATCGCCAGCAACACCTGGCGCTCTGGCGGCGTGAGCTCGTGCAACACGGCCGAGATCAGGGCGTCACGCGCGGCGCGGGGGATCGGCAGCGTGTGGAGGGCCCATGCGGCGGCCACCTGCGCCCCAGCGGACGGCGACGACGGGGACGGGCCATCGTCCTGAGGATCCTCGTCGAGCGCGTCGGCGATCACTCGGTCGAGCCAGCGGTCGAAGTCGATGCGGCTTCGGCTCGCGCACTGGGGAAGCGCCGCCATCACACGTTGATGGGCCTTCGTGACCAGCGTGGATGCGTCGATCACGTCGGACTTGCTCACGCTGTCCGTTACTGAGGCTGCCGCGTCCTGCGTCACGGGGCAGGTGGTAAGCCGACGGAGTACCTCATCGACGTGCTTGCGTACGCGATCCGCGATGAACGCTTCGAGTGCGCGCTGTGCTTCGCGCGCTTGCGAGAATGTCGCGCTGCGCCAAAGCAAGAGCAGCCCGAACGGGCCGATGCCGTTCATGACGAACAGTGCGACCGTCGCCTGTGCCGCACGAACACGATTCATGTTGCGCTTAGCCATAGAATCCTCCTCAGGGGGGTAGCCCCGGCCGCGGTGACCGGGGCCCCAGCGTGTGTGGACGGTTTGGGGGGGGCGGGTGCCTACGCGGCCGCGCGAGGCTCGCCTGGAGCGCTGTCGCCGTCAGGGTTCGACGCGGTGGCCGACGCACGCACGCTTTCGAGACGTGGGCCGAGTTCTCGCGGGAGGGTGTCGATCTCTGTCACCGACGGGACATTGTCTCGCGCGCGTACGCCGAGTTCTTCGAGTCGGCGCACGACCGGCAGCAGTCGGCTTTCGAGTGACGCGGTGAGCCCGTTGTATGCGGCCACCGAATCGCTGAGGTGGCGCTGGAGACGGGCCACATGGCCGATCACGACAGACATCCGCTCTAGCGTGTCCGTGCCGAGTTGCTCGATCTCGTCGGCCCGTCGGTCTCGTCCGTCCTGTCGCCACAGCTGTTCCACCACGCTCAAGGTCACGAGCAGGGTTGTGGGGGTCACCAGGTGAACGCGGCGCGAGGCGGCGTGCTGTAGAACCTGTGAATCCCGCCGAAGCGCTGCCTCAAGCAC